GCTGCTCGTGGCCGTGCGCTTCAAACACGCCCTCGTTCTTATGGTAGGGCTGATCGGTGTAAAGTGAGAGGCAATGCCCCAGCGACTTCTCTACTTCTGGGAACAGCCGGTGGTGCGCTAGCATCGTATCGTAGACGCGACGAGGCGCAGGGATGCCGTACTTGTAGCCCATCACGAACAGGTCAAAGAGGGAGTTGTGTATGACGGTGGTGTTGTCTCGCATAGCGACGGCGAGTGCGCGTAGGATGCGCGGCGTGTCGCTGTAGTAGTAGCCTTCACGGGGAGAGACTACCATAGGCACACACCATGCACGCTTCTCGTCGAAGGAGAAGCCGAAGCAGGTCATCTCTAGCGAACGGTTAGTCTCTATGTCAAAGTACATATTCTTACCCTTCGTCTCGGTGAGAACACGCACGACTTCATCTGCGCGAGGCCAGAGTACGTGCGCTGCCTTCGTCACCTCCGGTGGCGTGGTCAAGTAGGCTACCGCTTTCTTTACGTCACGGGTGAGCCAGAACTTACGATTGGGCCTACGTGTTTTACCGTGACGGCCCTTGTCATCACCGCCGCCCTTGTCATCAGAGTCGTTGGGGTTGAAGTAGGCTTGGCGATCTACCGCCTCCTGCGGTTCATAGCTTGGCACGTACGTGATGCCGTCCTTGATGATGGGACAACCGCGCTGCTCATCTATGCTAACGCCGGTCGCTACCATATCCAGAGCCTTCTGACCTAACAGCAGGACAACCTTAGTGTCCGGCTTGTAACTGACCTCGCCGTTCTTCAGCGCGTCAGCTAGAAATACATCTACACTCTGCCGAGCCAGCGGCGAGAGCGCATTGAAAAACATCTGGCCACCGTAGCCGCTAAGCAGTTGCGCACGGTCGAAGCGAGATGGCTTCCCTAAAACAACGGTCAACCCTTTGTATGGTAGGGTTGACATCTTGTATCTGACAGTTTCTACAGACATTTTAAATAGTGAGTGAAACGCAGGGCGATCAACTAGGGGGGAGGTGAAAGCTAAACCTCGGAACCTCGGTGCGTCTTAATAGCATCTCTGTACCCTACGTTTCGGAAATTAAATGTTATAGCCTTGGCGATCAATGCAGCACTCAGAGGGCTGTCTGCATCTTAATAGCAGTATGTACCAAGACTATAACGTGACCTACCCTTAACCTATCGTATGATCGGCGTTCTTACGCAGAACACGTTTCAAGCGATAATTGTTGTTCATCACAGCGTTACCGTTGTCGTCAAGAACCGGGCTACCGTCGTCGCTAGTCTGAGCGCTCTGCTCAGTCTCGATGGTTACGTCAGCGGCTAAGCCGGTGTACTGATCTACGTCAGGGCTGTCCGTGTCTACGGAAGCGGAGAGATCGAATGCGCGGTGAAACGATTTGATCTTCTTCAACGTGATCTCCATAGCACGCTCGCTGAATGACCAGTAGTCACGGAACTGTAGCCCAGCGATACGAACTGTGTTACCTTCGAGGTCTTCGGTAGCTTCTGGAGCTACGACCTCCCATTGCAGCACGATCATAGGCGCACCGGCCTTGCTCGTGGTGAACTCAGCCTCGATGATACGAGCTGTGTATGTGTCCTTCTTCAGATAAGGTCTTACGTTATCTGCGATGTCATCTAAGTTGATGATTGCCATTATGTTTTACTATTTACTGTTTTTAGAGGGAGCGTCTTCGTTTATATGTTCCCCGTCAACCGCGCTCCTGCTGTTTTCTGGAGAAAATGTTTGAGCTATACCGTAGGTTAGCTTGTCTATCGTGATCGTCTGAAGCAGAGTCATAGCATCGCTATAGTCTATCTTCAACTCGCTTGCGATTTCCTTGACCTGCTCGTGGGCAGCTTTCGCTACCGTGAGGGTCATTTCCTTGTAGTGTTTTTCTTCGTTAGTCATCGTTCGACGTATTCAATAAGTTTATCTACCGTGTCTATGTTAGCAGAAGCTAAGACGTTCTTGAGCTGGCGTAGCTTGCGCAGTTGGCCAGCGTCATACTCTTTCGTAGGCACACCGTACAAGTCCTCAATGTCCTCTAGGATTGTGTTGAGGTCTAGCGGCGACGGCCACTCAGGCGCTGCGGGGAACTCGTCCATCGCATTCTGAACCTGTTGCCTAGCGTTACCGAGATCGGTAACTGCATCGTCTAGCCGCTGAAACAAGTCGGATACGTTACGCTGTGTTATCATGCGCTGTAGTATTTCTTGGCTGCGTCGATGACAGCGGCGATGTCGTTGTCGATGTATGGCTCGTCGAACATACCCATCGGAGTCTTAGCGGAGGTGATGCCGTCGCTGTTCGTCTGGAAGACGTAGCGTACCTTGCCATCCTTGTCGCGTTTGACCTCGGTGAACAGTACCATAAGGAACTCCTTCTCAATGCAGCCCTCATGTTGCTTACCCTGCACCTTGATGCGGCGTACGTTATACGTGTCACCGCTAGGCTGTGCGATCTGCACAATCTCGTCAATGCCGGTGAACACTACAACAGCACGGTCGTTCTTAACCTTGTCGAGCGTAGCCCGAATCATACGGTTGTAGTATGACCATACATCGTAGCCCTTGAAGCTAGCCTGAGCCAGCGCTATGAGCGTCTCGGTGTACTTGGTGAATGACTCAATGACAATCACCTCACATTTCTCATCGCCCAGCGCAGCGTCTAGCGCCTTGTCGAACTCCTTGATGTTGGAGCATGGCGTAACCTTGAACTTGCTTGCGTTAGGAAACGGTAAGCCCTTGCGCTCAAGGTCTATGATATGCGTGGACGCAGGAGATAGATTGCGCAGGGATGTTGATTTGCCTGTGCCGCTACTACCCACAACTCCTATGATAGCCTTACTCATCGTAGCGCCTCCTTCAGCAGGTCTGGCACTAAGCCGTTGAGTCGTTTGCCTTCTCGCTTAGCGAGCTTCTTCAAGCGTGCGTGTAGCCGCTCCGGTATCATTACTGGACGGTAGGACTTAACCCTAGCGTCAGTCTTTTTTCTTCCCATTGTTGTCATTTTTCTTTGGTTTGTTGACCTTTTTAAGGTCAGAGATTTCCTTCTCTAGTTTTGCTATCTTCTTACGGTAGTCGTCTCCGTCTAGCAGTAGCGTGGTTATCTTCATGCGCAGCGCTACAGAGTAGTGCCATGCGTCTATGATCTCTTCGTCTATGGCGTTGAGTATCTGCAAGGGCGACATACGGTACAGTCCCTTGTCTCCGTTAGGGTTATGCTCAGCAATGCCCTTGTTAAATTTAGCTACAGCTTCTACTGAGTAGCGGTGCTGTGCTAAGTCTCGTATTTCTTCGTCAGTCATTAGGCTTGAAAAAGTAGTGGGTCGTAGGTGTTCGTTGTTGTGAACAAAGATTCTATGATAGTCTCGCGGTCATCCTTGCGTGGCGTAGTGCAGACCGGAGAGAACTTACACGTACCGAACTTAGTCTCGCAGCAGGTGAAGTTAGGAAAGAACATATCGTCCGGTTCTTTCCCATCTTTTATGACGGCGCGTAGGTTGTCCATGTAAGCCATGATCGTCTGGCGTAGGTGCTGCTCAAACTCTTCGAGTACGTGATCGCTGAACGTGATGAACGGCGAGCGTTGGAACTTGTTGCGTCCGCTACGGTTGAGAAAGATACCGTTGATGACAACGTTACGCTTCTCGTCAGGGAACAGCCGCTTCCATATCATACTGTAGAACATCATCTGCGGAGAGTTTTGGTAGCTGTCTAAGTACTTCTCGACTTGATTGAGCGAGGTTGTCTTGTGATCTATGAGCGCAGGTAATCCGTTGTACGTGCCGATCATGTCTACCGTACCGCAAAGCACAACGTCGAGTAGCTCACCATCGGTGATGTACGGCACGGCGAAGCGCTGCTCCAGTAACGGCCCGTCTGGGCCAACGTCTGCCTTGAGGCCATCGAACTGCTCGTAGGCCATGAAGTATTGTTGAAGCGTAGCAACAAGATGCCCCATGTTACGGAAGTCATTGTCCGGTACGTGGATGTCATCCTGTTCAAAGTGTTCTATCGCAATGGCTGTCGCAGCCTTCTCGTTGCCCGTAGTGTAGAACTCTTGAAGCGCTTTGTGAAAGGCTGTGCCGTACTCCATCTTGTGCGACTTAGAATCGTACGTGAGGCCGCGAGCGCCCATGTACCACAAGCGCCGAGGACAGGCTGTCTGAGTATAGAGCGAAGCGTCTATCTTAACTATGTAGCGACCGTCGCTAGTCTTCTTTAGTGTTAAAGGTTGTGTCATCGTAGGTTAGCAGGGAGGTTGTCAGATGCGTTGTCGAGGTCTATGCCATTCAGCTTAGCTAGCTCCTGCATCTGTTCTTCTAGTGTTTGTTTTTTCTTTTTGCTCATCGTCGAGCTTTTCTTACGTTTAGGTTTTGCAACTGACACGTTAGGGTCAGGCTGCGTTACAGCTAGGTAAGGCTTGAAATGCTCACGTAGCTCGTCATCACTCATCGCTTCCAACTCTGCGATGTCGCAGTTCAGTAGTTCTTCTATCGTCATTCTTTAATGTAGGTATACCAAAAAACTATGATCACTACCGACCAGAACAGATAACCGAAAGTTAATGCGCTCATCGTATGATGCGAAAGCTATTGTCCTTGAACAACATCTCCGCATCGGGAGCCATCGTAGCCAGCGTGTCACGCAGCCAGCGCTCGTCGTCATCTGTTAGCGGCTCTTCTATGTTACCGCTCTCAAACATCTTGCCTTCTGTGGCAGACTCTAACCAGCGCACTACGTTATGTCGCCAAAGCGAGCTGTCGGTTGTGTGAAACTCTAGCGCCTTGCCTTCGTGGTTCTTGCGACGCATCTTACGCATACCACGCTTGAAGTACACTAGAACGCCGGGGTTCTCATCGTCTTGTATGATGCGCGTAGAAATTTGTGTACGTAGGAGGGCGTATTCTTCTGGCTCGTCTAGGTTTTCTATGAACCATAAAAGCCCATCGTTGATCTTAACGCTTAGCGTACCTACTGTGTAGCCTGTGCCAAGTGACGGTACGAATACGTCTTTAGGTTCGGCTAGGAGCTTGTCGAGAATAGGTTTAATTGTCTCTGCGCTAGTCTCTGTATAGGTTGAGCGCTTTATCTTGAGCGGAGAGTTTGCCTTACGCTCAGGTTTCTTGAGCTTGCCTACTACAATATCTATAGTGTCGTTGTCCATTTTAGTAAAGTAGGGGAGGAGCGCCTGTGTTCGACGCTCGCTCCCCTCGCTAGGTTAGTTGCCAGCCATCAGCTCTTTCATCTGACGGAGCAAGTCTGTACCCTTATCGGTATCACCGGAAGCAAACGCAGCTTGCGCCTGCTTGAACAATGCATTAGGAGTTAAATCCCTAGCATCCGGTTTCCACTTATCAGCGTCCTCCTTGGAGAATAGCACACCGTCTGGGTGCTTCTCTTGGTAACGCGACTGTGCGGTCAGCAGGTCATCTCCGCTAAGCCCTTTCGGTAGCGAGTTCTTGACCTTCGCTCGTATACGACTAGCTACTTGCTGGTTGAGCA